ATACTTCAAGTGCAACCCGGCAGCGTTGTATCGGACCGACCTAGCAACGACGATGGAATCATTCTCGAAGGCTATCGCATCAAGGATCATGAACCCGAATGAATGCAGGGCCAAGCTAGATTTGAATCCCTATGTCGGCGGCGATCAATTTATCAACCCGGCGATCAGCACAGCGACCGGGGGCGATCCAGAGCCGGACCCAGAGGACACGCCAGAGGACGACAAGGAAGACTCGCAAGAGGACAGCCAAGAGCAAGCCCGAAACGATCGAGCCGTCGAGCAGATGTTACGTGGGCTAATCAAGACGGAAGGTAACAACGCTATTAACGCATCGAAAAAAGCTCAGTTCGTCGCTTGGATCGGCAAAAAGTATCCGCAATGGGAAGCGAAGCTTGCCGACAAGATCGAAGCGATCGGGCTCGATCGCGACCTAGCAAGGCTACATTGCGAGAAATCGACGCAGATTCTAGCGACTTTGGCGGCTCAATACGGTGGCGAATCGCTACAAAAAGCCGTCGAAAACGAGGTTAAAACGTGGGAAGACAGGCTATTTGAACTGAAAGGCGCGAAATAATGATCGAAGTCAAAGCAGAAACCAACGAAATCCTTTTGAGCGGTATCGTTGGCGATGGATGGGACGAGGATCCGATCACGGAAAAACGTGTGATTGAAGCCATGAAACCGTTCGGATCGTCTCCAATTACTTTTTTAATCAACAGCCCGGGCGGCGCGGCCGATGAGGGGATCGGCATTTTTGGGGCGATCAGACGGTACAAAGGCGAGGTCACGACGATCAACAATAGCCTTGCAGCGTCGGCGGCTAGCGTGATTTTCTTGGCGGGAAAGAATCGACTTATGGGCGATGGCTCAAGGATTATGATTCACAGGGCGATGACCTTCGCGATGGGAAACCAAGACGAACTTCTAAAGGCAGTTGCCGGACTCCAGAGTTACGACAAGTCCCTAATTGAAATCTATACGGAGTTCCTAGGCAAAAGTCCTTCGGAGGTCGAAGAGTTAATCGCTGCAGAGACTTGGTACAACGTGGACGACGCTATAGCCTCTGGTCTTGCCACTGGACGCGTCGAAAACGGCAAGAAGTACAAGAAGCCAAAGAACACTTTCGACTCGGCAGCGTCTCTTTTGATTCGGGCTAAAATGGCTCAATTTGCGAGGACCAAGCAATGATGGACATGCCACAGGGCAGTGACGAAAACACGAACGACCCGACAGCTTGCGTCAGAAGCGAACGCCCGGACGATTCTCCTAACTCTTGGCGCAATGACGAATGGGAAGAGTCGGATCGTCAATGCGACGACTGCAAAAAGCTTGCATGGGAAGCCTCTTGGTACGACGACCCGCCAAGCCAGGGAGGTTCTTGCATTGGAATGAAATACGAATGCGGGGATTGCGGGTGGGTTGATTCTGCTTGACAAGCCCGGGCCAGTAGCCTAGATTTATTGCGTCGGCCAGAAGTGCCAACAACTCTGCAACTTATTAGCGGCAGTGACACACGGTTAAAAACAGTTTGTTTCCCGTGGCAGTCATGCCGCTATCTTGGTTTTTAGACTGCCACACATCCCAATAAGGGCAGTCCAAATGAAGAGCGCGAAAGCACTAGCAGACGAAATTCAAGCCTTGCAAGCCAAGGTTCAGGCGATTCAAGCAGTCGCAACCCAAGAGACCCGCGAATTGCTCGAAGATGAGCAAGCCGAGATCGATACCATCCTCGGGACCGAAGGCAAGCCGGGCCAGATCGAAAATCTTGCCAAGCAACGCGAACGGGCAATGAAGATCGAGCAAGCCGTCTCCAACACGGTTCGCCAACACGTTGACAATCAGCCACTCGCAGGGGCTACCTTCCGAGTCCCGGCAACGGCTCGGGCAACCAAGCCCCTAGCGGTGTTTACCGGGCCGGATGGAGAGGCAGAAGCTTTCCGCGTCGGCAAGTTCTTCCAGGCCCATTTCGGCAGCGAATCGGCCAAGCAATGGTGCAAGGATCACGGAGTCCAAAACACACTCCAGACCAACGACCCAACCGGGGCCGGGGTTTTGGTCCCGCCTGAGTTTGTGGCTGGCGTGATTCGGCTGGTTGTTCAGTACGGCGTGATTCCACGTTACGCCTTCGTCCGCAACATGGTTTCGGACACCCTGACGACTTCGCGACGCATTACCGGGATGCGAGCATTCCCAGTTGGCGAATCGAAGGAAATCACGCAATCCCAAGCGACCTACGGGCCGTTGAATCTCGTCGCTCGCAAGTGGGGGACGCTCACCAAGGTCTCCAGCGAATTGAGCGAAGATTCAACGATTTCGATGGCCGAAGAAATCGCAACCGAAGCGGCTTTGGCTCACGCCCTGGCAGCCGACGAAGCTGGTTTTCTTGGCGATGGGACCGGGGCTTATCACGGCGTCGTTGGCCTTGCCAATGCACTCGCAGCCGGATCGGTTGTTACGGCAGCAGCGGGACAAAACACGGCGGCAACGATCACGATTGCGATGTTCCAAGAAGCTCTTGGTAAGTTGCCTGAGTTCCCCGGAATCAATCCGGCGTGGTTTGTCTCGAAAGCTGTTTGGTCGAACGTCATGGGTCGCCTTCAATTGGCCCTCGGCGGTAACAACAAGGAAGACCTCGGGCAAGGGCCTGTAACTCAGTTCCTCGGCTACCCGGTTGTCTTCTCTGAGGTCTTGCCAAAGACCATCGGGGCATCGACCAAGTTCGGATACTTCGGCGATCTGCGAATGGCATCTACCCTCGGCTTGCGTCGCAACTTCGAGCTAGTCGGCGATGTTTCGCGCTACTTCGAAACCGACGAAATTGGATTCCGATCCACCATGCGATGGGATTACAACGTCCACGAGCGGGGCGATGCGAACAACGCGGGGCCAATCCTTCGGCTTGACTCGGCGGCTTAATTCAATCCAACCAAAAAAGAAAGTAGGTGACCTGTGAATCCTTTGCATTACGTGAAATGTGTTTCGGCAATCAAGCCAGCGGCAATCGTTGATAACGCGACGATGACGGCTGACGTTATTGATTGTCGAGGTTTCGACTTCGCTTTGATCGTGCTCCAACTCGGAGCGACCGACATTGCGATGACAGCCTTGAAGCTTCAGCAAAGCTCTACCAGCGGCGGCGTCTATGCGGACATTACCGGGGCGACGTTTGCGGCTGGAACGGGCTACAACGGGGCTACGCTTGCCTTGCCAAGTGCGACCGACGACGGACAGACCTGTGCCTTCATGGTCGACATGCGAGGCAGGGAGCCGTTCCTGAAAGTTGTCGCGACTTTCGGCGATGGCTCTAGCGGTGGTTTCATCGCGGGCGTTGCTGTCCTTGGTTACGGCAAATTGCCACCAACGACCTCGACGGGCGTGGCCGATGGCGATGTTTGCTTGGTGATCTAATGATCGTCGAGCTGTTGACAATGTGGAGAGGCCTTCCGGCTCGTACGCGAATGGAAAGTCTCTCCGATGGCGTGGCGTTGATTTTGATCCAGCGAGGTGTTGCAAGTGCGATTGAAACCCGAAGTAGTGACGAAACCAACAGCGGAGCCGGTGACGCTCAGCGAGGTCAAGAAGCAACTCGAAATCGCAAGCAGCGACACAAGCCATGACACGCACTTAACCGCTTTGATTGGGGCGGCTAGGGAGCAATGGGAACACGATACCGACAGCGTGACATGCTTTCAGACGCTTCGAGTCCGATTGCCTTTCTGGACCGATGGATTGAAGCTACCGCGAAGCCCGATCCACTCGATAACCTCGATTCAGTATTACGATGGCCTAAACACACTCCAAACGCTAGCGGCCAATCAGTACCAGCTACACGTTGACGAAATCCGGTTGGCGTACCTAGTGACGCTACCGGCTACCGTATCGCGTTGGGATGCTTGGACGGTAACGTACAAAGCCGGATATTCGCAAGACGGGCAGAGCGTACCAGAGGCGGCTAGGGCAGCAATCTTGATGCTTGCGGCTCACTACTTTGAAAACCGGGACATGCTTATGTCCGACGCGATGCAAACGATGCGACCTTACGAGATGTTGGTACGGCGATTTATGCGGAGCAGCTACCCATGAGGCCAAAGAACCAGCGTACCGGGGCCTTG